ATGTATGAGTTTTACCGTTCTGGTCGAACTGCTGACGAACCTTCTCAAGAGGACTCGCAAGCTTGGGAGGACCTGCGGACTGTCTACGCCACTTTCCTTAAGACTGAACTCCTTCCACAGGAAAAAGTTCTTGCTGGTAAGGCCCGCCCTACTAGTGCTGCTGAAGTTGAGTTTCTTTTGGGAGTTCGTAAACACTTTGCTTTTGCTCTCGCCGCAATCGCTCGCGAATGTACTGAAAGCATTTGTGCTGTTGGCATTAACCCGCACAACCCAACTGAATGGGCTCGCTTAGGGAACCGGCTTAAACTACGTGAGTGGAACATCGTTGCTGGAGATTGCAGTCGTTTCGATGGCAGCATCTCATGGGCTCTTATCCGCGCTGGTATTGAGCTTTGGATGAACTGGATTCCTTGTTTCTCTGAAGAAGAACGCCAAATTCGCAAAGGATTGCTCATTAGCATTTTCCACCGCATTCACACTTGCGGTTGGTTTTGGTTCTCAATGGACGATGGCAATCCTACTGGCCACCCACTTACTGCTCAAATGAACTCGGCTTTCATTGCGCTGGCCATTCTTGGCAGTTTTTACTACGCTTGCGAAGAAAACAGCGTTGTTCCATCCTTCCAACTCTGGAAGGAAAAATGCGCTCTGACTACTTTTGGCGATGATTTTGTGAACACTGTTCATCCTTCGATTCCTTGGTTCAACATGTTCAGTGTGGCCCGCCTGCTCAAGTCCAAGTATGGCATCAAAATGACAACTCCTGACAAGGATGAGATCACTGAAGCTTACATCAATTTTGAGGATGTGACTTTTCTCAAACGGAAGTGGGTTTACATTGGTGACCATATTGCCATGGCTCCTCTCGACATGGATTCGATTAACAATACTCCTTTGTTTATCAACAAGAAGTATGACCCTCTCATCATGACTGAGCTTGTTGTTCATGCTTCTATTCAAGAGTACTTCTACCACGGTCGCGAGGTTTACACTGATCGCATTTCCCGCTTGCGCAAATCCATGCGCCATCTGAAACACAATGTGTACTTCCCTGATTATGATGAGGCATACGCTTTGTGGCTGCAGGGTAAATTCCGCGAGCCAATTCAAGCAGACGAAGGCGTCGAAGTTGATTACACCCCGTTCGAGCACGCCAAAGCTGGTGGATCTCCACTACCACATGCTTGTCGTTGCTGGGATGACGAAACGCGCAATTACGTTTCTGTTGCTCTTGAGCGTGTCCGCAATCCAGCTGTTTCTGACATTGACGTTTGGGCTGGTCCGGCTATTGATGTTCACCACGTCTTGGGCCTCCGTACTGGCACTATGGGTAATGAAACGCTTCCCTACGACTACAAGACCCTTGTCAAGCTTAATCGTGTTAAGAATGCTTTGTTGTTATGTCCAACCATTGCCAACGTTCCTCCTGAGAACCGTACTAAAGTTGCTTACGAGGTTTACGTCCACTCCCTCGCTCGTGAACATGCTTTTTGCTCCCCTTGGTGTGACAGTTCCAATCTAGTTGAGTATCCTCCGCCTTTTGCTGAGGGCTTGTGTCTTACACTGGCTCCCATTTCAACTCAGCATCCTGTTGACCCGAACGCTGTTGTTACTGCTTGGGACGTTGCTGTTCAAGACCAAGTTAGTGAGGCCATCCGTTGCACTGCTAAGGGAGAAAACCTGTTCAATCCTGGGGACTTGGATTACGAAGTTGTTGACGACTATGACTACTTTGTTCGCCACGCGCACCGCATGAATCATGTTTGGCTTAACCCTTGGCAGTGGTTTCCTGATTTTCCAATCACAACTTGGGGAGATCGTGAACGGTGGGTGAATTTCATCAAGACCCAGCCTTGGCTCCTTCCTAACCCTGCCTTTATGACCATGGAAACGCTGACTCTTATGTGTGGCCAAATTGCTCGCAAATTCGCGACTGAACTTGTTCCTGATGTTGATTACCCAGAAGAGCATGCTCGTGGTGGGTTTTTTCCAAACCAACCCAAAGTCGCTCCGACTTTCGCTACCAAGCGCCGCGGACGTCGATCAAAACCTCGATCGCGCCTTCCGTGGTTCATCGCGAAACAGGCCTTTTTCAATGGCCTTTCTCCGCTTGAACGCGTTAAGATGCGCATGGTCCTCCGCCGCGCCCGTCGTTCACTGGAAGCGAAAATACTTCAGGAAGAGATTGATCAGATGGAAGAACACGCTAAGGGTGGTACTTCGGCCCCTAGTTCAGTGGCTGCAAACTACTCCTCCGTTGGAGACACGGACATCGTTCTTAATACGAAATATGTTGATCCCAAATGGAAAGCCCAGACCCAAGCTTTTAAAAACAGCCAAGATGCTGCTTTCCTTGGTCGTCGCCAAATCACGACCACTGG